CAGAGTCGAAGTCCGGCGCCACTCAGAGCTGGGTGATGAATTACATCAACGAAACCTTGCAGCCGTTCATTGATCGCAAGATCGCCAGCCGCTTTCAGATCATGTCGGCGAAAGTCACCAAGCAACAGATCGATGTCGTGATCCGAGTTTATCGAGGTCCACTCACCGCAATCGATTTGATGTATCAACTGCTCTGGCAAGGGATCATGCCGTAATGCCATGGTTGACTCCAACGCTGAGTGAAGTTAGATCGCTGGTCAGAGACCAAATTCATGGCTCGTTGCCTGGAAGCGACGCCACGATCCCCAACAGCGTGCTGCGGGTGATGAGCGACAGCCAGGGCGCGCTGTGTTTTCTGACATTGGAATATGTCGACTGGCTGGCGCTGCAGCTGCTGCCGGACACCGCAGAGACGGAATGGCTGGACCGCCACGGTAACATCTGGCTGGTCAACTCCGACGGAACGACTGGAAGAAAGCTCGCTACTTTAGCCACGGGCACAGTCGCCGCGACTGGCGTGAATGGCGCCATCGTCCCAGCAGGCGCATTGATAGGCGGCCCATCACAGAATGCAAGCTATCAGACCATCGCTCAAGTCGTGATCGGTCTTGGCCCGACCTCGATCGATGCCACGGCGTTGCAGGCGGGCTCGATCGGAAATCTGCTCCCAGAAACCACGCTTGCCTTCTTGTCGGTCATACCGGGAGTCGACAGCCCGGTGACCGTTGTCGAGATGGACGGAGGCACCGACACCGAGACCGATGATCAGCTCCGTGGTCGTATCCTAAAACGTATCCAGAATCCGCCGATGGGCGGTGACGCCGACGATTACGAGCAGTGGGCGTTGGCGGTTCCCGGCGTGACGCGGGCGTGGTGCGCGCCGATGGAGATGGGTATCGGCACCGTGACGATCCGCTTCATGATGGATCAGCTACGCGCCAGCAATGGCGGCTTTCCGCTGCCAAGTGACATTGATACCGTGCGGGCTTACATCGACACGGTGCGCCCGGTTACGGTCAAGGATTTCTTCGTCGAGGCGCCGATCCCCTATCCGATCAATTTGCGGATCAGCTATCTCGATCTCGACATCGCATCGACGCGCGCCGCCATCGAGCAGAGTCTGTTGAATGAGTTTTTCATCCGCGCCACGCCGGGTCAGTTCTGGTATCGCGCATGGTCGGATGAGGGCATCAACAATGCCATCGGGGTCAATGCCTATGACTTGGTGGCCAGCGACGTTCCGATGCCAGCTCCAGGCTACATGGCCGTGTTAGGCGATTTGACTTATGGGTGATAGATGTCCGACCGGCACGTCCGTCGCACCGGTAGCAATTATCGAGATGCTTTCCTCTCGTTGCTGCCTAACGGTCAAGCGTGGCCTAAGAGGGTCGTCGGCGGTGTGCTGTATCAGACTTGCGACGGGCTGTGCGAGTATTGGGGTTTCGTTGATGGCCGCGCCGCCGATCTACTGGAGATAGAGAGCGATCCACGCGCCACTATTGAGCTGCTACCGGACTGGGAACGTAACTGGGGTCTGCCTGATCCCTGCTTGAATAATCCGCCGACCGGTCTCAACGAGCGCCGTATTGCGTTGGTCGCCAAGATGACGCTGGTCGGCTCGCAATCGCGGCAGTTCTTTATCAACGTTGCCGCCGCGTTTGGCTACACCATCACCATCACCGAATATCTTCCGTACATGACCGGCGTCTCGTTCTGCGGCGATTCGCGCGGTGTCTTCAATTCGGATGATCCGACGCGATATCGTTGGCAGTTAGGTCCTCCAGAAATTCGTTATTACTGGACGGTCCACGTCAGCGCCAAAGACTTCGTCTATTTTCGTTGCAATTCGAGTCAGTGCGGCATCGATCGGTTGCTTGAAATTGGCGTACCCAGCGACCTCGAATGCGTGCTCGGCAAGTTGAAGCCCGCGCATACTCAAATCGTCTATGACTTCTCGCATTTTGAAGGTTTGGACTTCACCGACAAGGTCAACAGCCAATATCTTGCGCTAGGGATGATGTGAATGCCAGACAACAGGCAAATCAAGGACGGCTTGGGCGATCTGTTCACCGTTCGCATGCGGGATTTATCGGCGGCACAGGATGGGACTTTTCAGCGTTCGATGATTCTGGCGACGCCATATCCGCTCGATTATGGTCCCGGTGGGGTTTATCAACATCGCACGAGAACGACAGTTGATCTTCCGGCAGGACTGGCGGCAGCGTCATCGATTTACGCTTTCATGTGGACAAATGCTACGCAAATCGCGTTGATCTCGCGTGTCAGCGTGACAGCGTGGACGACCGGGGTTGGATTCACGGCCGGGATCGCGCGCTTCATTCTATACGCGGCGCGGCCCTTCACTGTGCAGGATGTTGGCGTGCTGATCAACTTCGCTGGCAACAACGCCAAAATGGCCAGCGCCATGGCGTCATCGATTGCAAACATTGTCTACGCCGGTAACGGTGCGGCACTGGTTCCGGGTACGCGTACGCTTGATGCCGATCCACTTCAGTCCATGATTGTCAGCGCGCCAACGACGTTAAATACGCCGTTCTCGCCTTCACCGCTTGCGTTGCTCGACAGGTGCCAGGGTGATCATCCGTTGCTACTCGCTCAAAATGAAGGTTTCGTGGTTCAGGCAACTGTTCCGAGCACCGGCACTTGGCAGTTTGCGGTGACGTTGGATTGGGCCGAGGTGCAGAAATTCTGAGGGAGTGATCGATGCAATACAATCAACCGCTTGATCAGCCGACCAACATCAATGCGCCCTATATCGATGGCAACCCAGCCGCTGGCATCCAGGGCTCGATCGTTCCGGCGGCGTCGATTGAGTTTGATCAGCGCGAGATTGTTGAGGTCATCACCCGCGCCAACGTGCGCGGCTATGCGGACTTTGATGGAATAGCATGCGCGGTCCCGGCCAACAGTGATCAAAGTCAGTTGCGCAAGGCGATCGAAGGATACATCCAATCGTGGGTGATCAATAGTTACGTCACATTCACGGTGCATGGCGCCGGGGCTAACTTTCCGGACTTGTTCGCGGCGTTTACTTATTTGTCAAAATACCGGATCACGAACAATGGCTTCGTCACCTTGGCGATTGCCGGTACGGTATCAGGCGTCGCTGCGCGCTGGACCTATAGTCAGACGCTTGTCATCAACCATCCCAATCTCGATCGCATCGCCATTGTGGGAGCACCGATGATCGGTCCGCCGGTCCAAGGAAGCGATTTTCAATATACCAATAATTTTGCGCAGGATGCTGCGGCACAGTTGACCATGCTACGTGGTCGATTTGCATCTGAGCTGTATTTTACTAACGGTACCGGCATCGTCGTTAACGGCTCGATGAATGTAGACGTTGCTCCCCAGCTTGTGCCTGTTGGGGCATATGGCTTCCAAAGCTTGTTGATTTCGGCGGATGGTACGCCAAACACGGGGTTCGTGGTCTTCAATAATTCCTGCATGAGCATTGCCAATGTCTCGATTCAGAATTGCTATTGGGGGATCATATGTAACAATTGCTATGTTTGGACTGCGCTGGATTTCGTTTCTGCGTGTGGCGGTTATTACTACGGTTTCGAGTTTCAGGGATGCATGGCGTATTCCGCTACGCAAACGATTGCATGTTCTATCCAAAACGGAAGCGGCTTCACTCTTCAAGCCGGTACGTCGATCAAGACTGGATATGTTTATTGCAAGGGCAATGCCCAGGCTGGCGTTTCTCTAAGTACTGGAAGCTCAGCAAATCTGAGTGGGCAATTTCTCAATAATCACAATTACGGTATAATAGCCCAACAATCCCAATGTAATTGCGCCAACGCGGTTTTTTCCGGAAATACACCGGGGCCGATATATGCGTGGGGCGGCGCTGGTGTGTACGCTGGCGGCGCGACTGGAGTTATCGGAGTTTCCGGTTCTGTGCCCGCCCCAAATAGTGGTCAGGGAAATAATTTTGCTTGGATCGTCGCTTGATGAGGTAGACCGATGCACTTGCTTTACTGCCTGAACAATCTCGTTGTTTGCATCCATGATGATCAGCAGCCTTATGTCGATCCGGCGCTTTATGGATCGGGCACACGCATAATTCCATTTCAATCGTTGGGATCGCTTGTTGTTGTGCCGCCGAGTAGTCCGGTGCCAAATCCAGCGCCGCCGCCGGTTTATCATCAGCCGACCGAAACGCCAGCGATATTGAAAAACTACGCCTCGCAGGTGCGATACAGTTACGCCGTGGCTGGCATTACGTTCACTGCTGCGAGCGGCCCGGTCCCGCTCGCCACAGATCGCATCAGCCAGATGTTGGTCGGCAATCTTGCGCAACATGCTGCCACGTTGGCTCCCACAGCCACGATCGATTTCACCCAGAACAGCATCCATTATCTGTTGACGGCAGCAGAATGCGCGACGATGAACACCAACGTCAGTAATTTCGTGCAGCAAATGCGTACGATCGAGTCCCAATGTCTAGCCGATCTCAATTTGGCGACGCCGACGATTAAAACCTACGCAGATGTGGATGCAAAGTTCGGTACTCCGACACTCACCTCAATCTCACCGACGACTTATGTTCACGGGACAGCGACTCTTATCACGGCTACCGGTACTGCTTTTGCGTCTACGTCGCAAATCTTGATTGGCG